GTGAAGTGTTTGATAAAGCAATGAAGATTGCTGAGAAAGAACCTTATCTAAAAGATAATCCAAATATATCACCTGTACTAACAGCACCTAATTTTGTAGGTGACCATATTGTTAAAAAAATGGATGGTGGTATGAAAGAAACTTTACAGAAAATTGCAGACAAGAATCCAAATACACCTCTTGCAGATAGATTTTCTAGAAGGTCAACAAAAGATATTCAAAAGGAAAAAGTGGTTAAGAAGTACAATTTAAAAGACACCATAGTATAAATAGTACTGTGATGTAATCAAATTATAGATTATACACAGGGGATTAACTTATGGATTAGTTAATCCCTACTTTTATAGGTATAGAAAATATGGCAAAACCAGAAGTGAATGATATGATAGAACATTCTGAACCTTACTTTGAAAGAGTTGCCACAGGAAAGGTAATTGAATTATTAGATTCACAGTTCATTTATGAGGTTCATAAAGTTGTAGAAAAAGGTAGAGAAAAAATACCAGTTGATAAAACAAGCACAAGAATGTGTATGTTTGATGAAATATGGAGTAAGATTTAATGTCTAAAAAGAAAGAGATACATTCTGGTGATTTGGTAAAAATTGAACCAATCACAGATAATCAAAAATTAGTATTTGAAGGTCACAAAGCAGGGAAGAATGGTTTCTTTTTTGGATGTGCTGGAACAGGTAAAACATTTGTGTCATTATATTTGGCAATACAAGATGTTCTTAAACATGGAACACCATATGATAGAGTTGTGATTGTTCGTTCATTGATACCAACAAGAGAAATAGGATTTCTACCTGGTGATGAAGAAGACAAGGCTGCATTATATCAAGTGCCTTATGCAAACATGGTACAGTTTATGTTTAAGCAACCAAATGAAGATGCATTTAGAGGACTGTATGATGCACTTAAAAGACAAGGAAGTTTACATTTTGTATCAACCTCATTTTTAAGAGGACTAACTTTTGACAATTCAATTATTATAGTTGATGAATGTCAAAACTTAAACTTTCATGAGTTAGATACTATTATTACAAGAGTAGGACAGGATTCAAAAATAGTTTTCTGTGGTGACTTTAGTCAGACAGATTTAACTAAAACAAATGAAAGAAATGGTCTACATGATTTTCTAAGAATACTAGAGAACATGGATGAGTTTAATTGTGTAGAATTTGAAATACCAGATATCGTAAGGTCTGGTTTTGTAAGAAACTATTTAATTGAAAAAACTAAACTCGGCATAGGCGTAGATTTGTAAAATGAAAATTAGTTTAGAGGGTTTATCTCTCATCAAAAAATTTGAGGGTTGTAGATTAAAAGCATATTATTGCTCTGGTGGTGTGTTGACTATAGGTTATGGTCATACTGGTGGAGTAAAAGAAACTGATGTCATAACACAAGAAGAAGCAGACAAATTATTAAAAGGTGACATTTTAAAGTTTGAACAATATGTAAGTGACAATGTAAAAGTAGATTTAGACCAAAGTCAGTTTGATGCATTAGTTGCATGGACATTTAATTTAGGCCCAGGCAATCTAAGAGAATCAACCATGTTGAAAAAATTAAATAATGAAGATTATGAATCTGTTCCTTTTGAAATGAGAAGGTGGAACAAAGCAGGTGGTAAAACTTTAGATGGTTTAATCAGAAGACGCGAGGCAGAATCTTTACTCTTTGAAAGCAAGGAGTGGGAACATATATAAATTATGACATTATTAGATTTCCCTGTCTTAAAAACAAAGACAGTTGATAAACAAAGATTTTATATAACACCAGAGGGTAATGAGTATCCCTCTATTACTACAGTTCTATCACCTAGAAACAAAGAAGGTTTGATGAAGTGGAGAAAGAGGGTTGGTGAAAAGGTTGCAACACATATTGCAAACAAGGCAGCAACTAGAGGAACAAAAGTTCATAAAATGTGTGAAGATTATCTAAATGGATTAGATATGGAACATCACAAAAAAGACTTTTTACCATATTGTCTGTTTAATGAGTTAAAAGATAAGACTTTTGACAATATAAATGAAGTAATTGGTCAAGAATTAGTTTTGTATTCTGATAAATACAAGATAGCAGGAAGAACAGATTTAATAGCTGAGTATAAAGGAGAGTTATCAATAGTAGATTTTAAAACATCTACAAATGAAAGAAAGGATTCTTATAATGAAAATTATTATATTCAGACTGCAGCATATGCTGAAATGTTTGAAGAATTAACAGGTAATCCTATTAATCAAATAGTAATTTTAGTTGTGACGGAGAATGGTACAGTACAAGAGTTCATTAAAGATAAACAAGAGTACATACCATTGTTAGAAGAAACATTAGAGGAGTGGTACAAAAAATGAATGTAACTTGGACAGAAAGTGCGGCTAATCAAGCAAAGGTAATCTTGGCAGGCGAAGGCGATGATAAATTAAATGTTCGTTGTTTTATACAAGGTGGTGGATGTTCTGGTTTTCAATATGGATTCACACTAGATGAGCAAAAAGAAGATGATTGGGTATTCGAAACAAATGGTACAAAGTTATTAATAGACCCATTGTCTGGTGTTTATTTTAATGATGCAACCATTGATTATGTAAACGACCCATTAAAGGGTTCTATGTTTACGATAAATAATCCAAATGCAAAATCAACCTGTGGATGTGGTAGTAGTGCAGCTTTTTAAAGGAGTAAAAAGATATGATGGTCAAAGACTTAGAGCCAGCTCTATGTGTAGTAAACTATGGTCTATCAGTAACAGTTCTGATATTAGTTCTATACATAATTTTCAAAGATGATTAAATGTCAGTAAAAGAAGAAGAAATAAAAAAGTTTCAGTCTAATGTGAAATTGACTAGACATGATACACCAATGATAGATGAGTTGGAGAATGGCCCATGGCCGTCATTTATATCAGGTATCAAAAGACTTAGAGATGAACATCCTGAACCAAGAATAAATAAAATGACTAATGACCTGTTAGGTCAGTTAGAACATTCTTATGAAACAAGAAAAGGTTATTGGAAAGGTGGCACAGTATCAGTTTATGGATATGGTGGTGGTATCATACCTAGATTCTCAGAGGTTGGTAATCAGTTCCCAGAATCAAAAGAGTTTCATACACTTAGGGTACAACCACCTGCTGGCAATTATTACACAACAGATTCACTTAGACAGTTAGCAGATTCATGGGAAAAGTATGGTTCAGGCCTTGTGACTTTTCATGGTCAGACAGGTAACATAATGTTTATCGGTTCTACAACAGAAAATACTCAACACTTTTTTGATGAAATAAATGATTATGGATTTGATTTAGGTGGTGCAGGCCCTTGTGTAAGAACTGCTATGTCATGTGTGGGTGCTGGTCGTTGTGAGATGTCAAACATCAATGAACATAAAGCACACAGATTATTAGTGAATAACTTTACAGATGATGTACATAGACCTGCTCTACCATACAAATTCAAATTTAAAGTTTCAGGGTGTCCTAACGATTGTATGAACTCAATCGAAAGGGCGGACATGTCTATCATTGGCACATGGCGTGATGACATGAAAGTAAATCAAGAGGAGTGGAAAAACTTCTTAGAAGAAAAGGGAAGAAAATATGCGATTGATAATATCATTACTAGATGTCCTACTAATTCTCTTTCTCTTAGTGATGATGATACACTTGATGTAGATAACAAGTCTTGCGTAAGATGTATGCATTGTTTAAATGTTGTTCCTAAGGCATTACACCCAGGTGATGATAAAGGTGCAACAATATTAATGGGTGGTAAAAGAACATTGAAGATTGGTGACCTTATGGGTACAGTCATAAAACCATTTGTTAAATTAGAAACAGAGGAAGATTGGGAATATCTAGTAGAACTTGCAGAAAAGACAATAGACTTCTGGGCAGATAATGCTTTGGAACATGAAAGATGCGGAGAAATGATTGAACGAATAGGATTAAGTAACTTCTTAGACGGCATTGAGGAAGATGTTGATGTTAATATGGTAGGTCATCCTAGAGAATCAAGTTATGTAAGACTAGATGACTTTGATAAAGAAGCAGTCAAATGGTATGAAAAACAAGATGAAAAAAGTGCATAACACTTGACATTTTTGTTAAGACCTTGTATAATGGTCTTAATAAATTGGAGTAAACTATATAATGGCAGATGATAAAAACACGGTACACACACCTAAAACATTTTCACTAGAAATAGAAAAAATTGCATTTGATAAAAGATGTACACATCTTGATGCAATATCAATATATTGTGAAAAGATAGGTATTGAACCTGTGTCAGTTGCAAAATTATTAACAAAAAGTTTAAAAGAAAAAATAGAGGCAAATGCTAGAGATTTAAATTATCTTCCTAAGGCAGCAAAATTACCTTTATAAATAGTTTAACTTTAACAAAGTTAAATCATATTGGATTAGAGATAATCCATTAAATATGATTTGGCAAATTTACATTAAATTGTAAGGAGAAAAATATTATGTTAAAATCAAAACATAAAAGTGACCTCACACTTCCAAAGGAAATATCTCAAATAAATGTTCTTTCAAGAATGACAAAGTATGATGAGGATAAAAACTTATTACACATATCATCATTGGTGGATGACTATTTTAAAAAGAGGAAAAAATTTCCACTTACTCAAGCTGAGATGAAAAAAGATAACGGTTGGGAAGAAGTGGGCATTAAACCATCTGCCATTAGTTATGAAAAACTAATTGAAAAAATTAAACTTGGAAAGGCTTTTGATACACAAGCATATATTCCTAATGATTCTATTTACGGTAATTCATTACATAACAGAACAGATGAAATTAACTTTACTTCTGTGATTAATCATTTAGATATAAGGAATGGTTTGTTCTGGCAAGCAATTAACATTACTGTTGTTGTTTATCCAATGAGTGATGGTAGTTATAAATTTGTAACAGTTATAGGTAACCATTGTACAGTAAAATCAATTTTAGTATTTGGTAAAGGTACTCATCTTCCAGCTAGAGTAATCTTTTTAGGTCCAAATTTAAAAGAGGCAATGGAGTATGGTTATCGTATTCATCATACTGATAGTGATAGAAGAACAAATATGAAACCAGAACATAGACTAATATCTGGTGTTCGTTCTAAAGAAAAAGAATATCAAGAAACTATGAAAGTTTTAGTTGGTATGGGATTTGATTTAAAAGGACAAGTTATAGGTAATAATAAAAAAATATCATCTACTCAGGCTTTAATTGGATTAGTGAAAGAATTTGATTATGATGTTGTCTATAAAAATGTGGAACTTCTTAGAGAAATTTTTCCTAATGAGAAAGCAACTTCAACCAAAGCATTAGAAGTTATGACTAACATCACACATTATTTTGATAAAAAAGTAGAACCACATTGGAAATCTTTTATGGAAGCTTATGCGGTTATGCATACAGTAGCAGATATATATCCACATTCAACAGATAATAAAAATGGAATGATACCTACTGTTCAAATGATAGAAAAACTTAATCATTGGGTTATAAGGAATACTAGTAGGAAACAAAAACTAATCTCAAAAAAGGATATTTACAATAATATACCTGAAAATAAATTGGAGAATGTTTCTGTTTAAGTAATGCAACCAATAGATGCGTATTTGATGTACTGTGCGATGAAAGCACACTTTGATAAAAGTGATTATGACTTTGTAAAATACAATGGTAAATCCAAAGTATCAAGAGATTCATTCTATAAGAGGAATGATAGAGTTTTCTTTGTTAAACTCACTCGTAAGTATAAAAGTAAACAAGATATACAAGACTACTTACTTGCTAATTTCTTAGTACACCCAAAAGGTTGGGTAGGTAAGTTTGATGAAGATAATTATATACAATGGCAAAAGAAAATACAAAGTTTAAGTTATACATTTAAATCAGAGATTGAACCTATATTAGATTCAAAACTGATTGCGGTATCTGAAAATACGCATCCTAAATTATTAAAAGAATATTTGGGAAAAAGAGTATCATTAGAAAGTATGATAATATTAGATTCAATATTAGGATTTAGTTATACATGGAATGTTAAACTTGAAGAAGATTATACATGGAAAGATGTTTCTAAACTTATGGATAATTATAAAAGTTTTTTAAAGTTTGATTCAACAAAATTTAAATTTGTTTTAAAAGAGTTAATGTCATGAACAGACCTGACGGAATAGATTGGTATATAAAATGGTTTGCAAGTGTAATCTTGATTATAGGTGCTGCCACTACGGCTATGGATATGTATCCATATAATATGTATTTTCAATTTACAGGTATTACAGGTTGGTTGATAGTAGGTTGGATGTGGAAAGATTGGGCGTTAATAGTAGTAAATGTAATAGGTTCACTAATATTATTTGCTGGTATCATACACTATCATTTTTTTACAGAGTGGATGTTAAGAATTTATGAATATCATTTGGAGGCAAATTTATGGTAGAACAAACACAATATAAAAAATATAGAATAACATTAGATGGTAAAGATACTTATGCATATGCCTCTAAGTTTTTAAATTTAAAAGAAGCAAAAGAAGATATAAAAAGTAGATTTGGTACTTCTAAAGTAACAAACATTAAAGTATCATGAAAAGTTTAATTTATGGAAATGGTGAATCTAGACAAGTTTGGGATATAACTAAATCTTACAAAGAATTCACTACATGGGGTTGTAATGCAATATACAGAGATGCCGTTGTGGACAATCTTGTTGCAATAGATTATGGTGTACAACAAGAGATATATGAATCTGGTTATGCAATAAAAAATAAATGTCATTTTGCTGATTGGGCAATACTAGAAGACTTTGACCCAGAGTTTTTAAAAATGAATTACACACCTATGGATATACATGAAACAGAAAGGGGTGATATTACATCTTGCGTGGTTCAAGGTAAAGAAAGAGAAACTGCAGAAAAAAATTATGAAGAAATGATGAATCAGTTTCCTCATCTAGATAAAGAAGACTGTAAAAATAAATGTTATACAAATGTTGGTTTGTATATCACATGGTTAAAAGAAAATGATAAAGTTGAGTACATAGAGTATCCTAGAGAATGGTGTGCAGGAGCAACTGCAATGTATCTATCATGTAAAGAAGGTGCTGATGAAATATACATGTTAGGATTTGACCTAAGTGAATATGATGAACCTATTAATAACATATACAAAGGAACAAAGAATTACTTATCAGAAACATCTAGAGGATTTAATACTGATAATTGGACTACACAATTAATACAAGTATTTAAAGACTTCCCAGAAACACAATTTTATTGGGTTGTAAATGAAGATGCTAGTCCTTTAGTTTGTAATAATGTCAAAAGTATTACCTATAAAGACCTTGACAAAAGATGTCAAATATAGTAAAGTAGCAAGAATAACTATTATAAATAGTTATGTATCGAAAGATACACAAATAAACATACGATAATATAATAACATACGGAGAAAAATTATGTCATTAGATAGTCTAAAAAGTAGTGGGTCACTTAATAAGTTGTTAGATGCAGCAAAAGGTGAATCTGCTCCCCAAGAGAAAAAATCATATGTAGATGAAAGGTTGTGGAAACCAGAGCTAGATAAGTCTGGCAATGGATATGCAGTCATTCGTTTCTTACCTGCCGTTAGTGGCGAAGACCTACCATGGGCAAAAGTATGGAATCATGCTTTTCAAGGCCCAACAGGTCAATGGTATATTGAAAACTCTCTTACAACACTCAATCAGAAAGACCCTGTGTCTGAACACAATACAGCATTGTGGAATACAGGTTTAGAATCTGATAAAGAGATTGCTCGTAAACAGAAAAGAAAATTACAATACTTCTCAAACATTTATGTAGTAAGTGATACAAAACACCCAGAGAACGAAGGTAAAGTATTCTTGTTCCGTTACGGAAAGAAAATCTTTGATAAGATAACTGCAGCAATGTCACCAGAGTTTGAAGATGAAAAGGCAATCAACCCATTTGATTTTTGGGAAGGTGCTAACTTTAAACTTAAAATCAGAAAAGTAGATGGTTATTGGA